AATTTTCGGGGGTTTTGTAATGCTCCCCCCCCCCCCCATATTTACTTTGTTTAAAATATCTTTTACATCGTCAATACTGATTTTCATTTCTTTTTCTCCTTATAGGTAAGTTAAAGCCAGTGTTAAAACTCCAGCTGCGATCCAATAGACGGTCATCCTGGCGTTGCCTTCGATGGCGTATGGAATCGCGGCGATGAATTGCAGAATCATCAGGATTGTTGGGAAAATTTTTGTATTCATCAAATCTTTCCTTTGATTGCTAAGATGATTGCAACCGTCAATCCAAAAAGCAATCCTAGAATCAGCCCGATCATTTCTTAAACTCCCTGATGTGTCTGATGATGCGTTGAATCTTGTTATTGAAAAGTTTTTTATCTCGTTGATAGAGCTCCGCGATCCTGATGCATTCCTTCTGGCAAATATCGAGCTTCTTTTGCAGCGCTTGGTATTCTGCCATCGGGATTGTTGCGTATAGCGGAGTCGCTTTGTGGTTTGGTAAAAGGTGGTGTTTATCGATGGGCATTTGTGTTCTTGAATCGTGGAAAGTTACCGTGATCGCATGCAAAGCAGATTGTGAGCTTGCCGTCTTCTTTGCAGTATTTCTTGAGGCCGCATTTGCAGCATGTTGCGTATTCGCTGTATTCCTTGTTGAAGTAAGTCATACCCATTCTCCTTTAGGCGTCTCGGCCTCGTAATCGAATTCTGTGTTTGTACGTGCTTGTTTTCTGTTCCTGTTGTTCACGATTCTGTATGCTGTCCGCACGTTGTAACCTTTTTCAACCAGTTCGGCTACTTCAGGATTCATGTGCAGCGGAGCCTTCTGTTTGTATTCCAGATGGTTGCCAAATTGCGTACTGTGCAGCGGTGCGCTAAATTCTCGATCCATCGTCTTGTTCCTGTTTCGTAAATCTGTTTAGCTGTTCCGTCAAAAGCTTTATTTGGCTTTGTCTGTGAGTTTCGTCGTTATTGGCGAGAATTTTCCGGATTTCTTCGCCGGCGTGCTTGTCTACCATGCGATAAATGCTTGTAAGTGCTCCTGTAAAAGAGTATGCCTTTTTCTTGAAGTAACTGAGTTCGCCGTAAAGTTTCTGAATTTCGACTTCGTGCTGTTCCTTGATGTACTTAATTTTTTCCTTGAGCGATTCGTTCGCTTTCTGGCCGTCTTCACACTGGTTCAGCAAGAATGTTGCCGTCTTGGCCAAACTCTCGGAATCTTCGTGTTCCAGGCATCTTTGGATGAAGTCTCTTTTTGCCGAAAAAAAACGTTCCTGGTTTTCTTTCAGCTTGAATTCGTTCTCTTCTTCGGTTTTGACAGGTTGCGATTCGTTGATCATTTGAATTTCTCCATTAGTCCGTGATTTACCTTGTATCGATATGTGCTGTAACTCATTCCGTGTTCTTTCTTGAACTTGGCGAGCCACTTGTTTTGATAATCTTTGTACTTTCCAGGGTGTTTCTTTTGTGCGTTGCTGTGGTACTTGTGTTCGCGCTCAATGATTTCTGCGTACTTCTGCGGGTCGTTTTCCTTGATCCATGCGCGACGTTCTTTCTGGTACTTCGCGTTGTATCCTGGATGATCCTTGCGCCATTTTCTTGCCTTCTCGATTTCCTTTTCGCGGTTGGCTTCGTACCAGGCTTTACGCGACTTGCGCTTGATTTCCTTTTTACCGGGCTTCGCGATCCAGCGTGCGGCGCGTCTGCGTTGCGACGCTCGGCCTTTTTCGCTATGGTCGTAACGGTAATGGCGTTCTTTCTGCTTTTCCTTGTCGCGGGCCTTCTTTCGTTCGTGAGGATCGTCGCTTTCGAGGTTCGGTTCTGTTACGGGCTTTGGCGTTTGCCGCTCGATTGCTTCGTCGTAGAGACTTGACATCTTTTCGCGCAAAAGGTCGTTAAAAGATTTTTTAGGTGGACGCCCACGGCGTTTCGGTTCGTTCTTTTGGTTATCCATTATGGCATTCCTTGCAGACAAAAAGTTCAAATCCGATTTCTTTCATTTCGCGAATGTAGCGTCTGGTATTGCATTTGTAGCAGATCGCCGTCCGCATTTTTTTTCGTGGAATAGCGGGTGGGTAAAGCAGTATTCCATTCGTTTCATTTGCTGGTGTGTCATTTAAAAGTTTGCCCTCCGGCGGCGGTTCATTGATTTAGAAGAAGTAATAAATGAGTTTGTTTGACTTTCGGTTTATGCTCGCCATCGGGCTAAGTTCTATTCGTTGTTTTCCTTGTCTTCCTTTTCGATGATCTTGCGGGCCTTTCCCATGTTCGCGTCGATGCGCTTCTGGTATTCGCTTTCGTCACCGAGTCCGAAGAAATTGCGGGCGTCGTTCTTGTTGCAACGGATGTTGTAATGGTCGGTAAGCTTTTCAAGTACGGTCTGTTTGGGTGTGAGACCGTCTTCGCCTTCGCCGACGTGGTTCAGGTATGTGTCGTATTCGGTTTCTTTTTCGCCGTCTTCGCCTGTCGTTTCGATTTCGATTCGTTCTTCGAGAATGTCAAGAATCATTGCGCAGAAATCGTCATTTGCGACCATCAATAGGTTGCGCAGACGGTCATTGATGATTCCTTTTTCTTCTTCGTCTGCAAGGTCTTCGGCCTTTTCCTTGATGCGCTGTTCCTTTTGGTCAATTTCGTCTTCGTCGTCTTCTTCGTTGCTCTTGTATTCGTTCAGATTCCACTTGAACTTGTATGTAGCGTCATTTTCGTTGATTTTGTAATAAGCCTTGAAGCCATTTGCGCGGAGCCACTTGATCTTGAATTTACGGTCTTCGTCAAGCGTTTCTTCGCTTTCCACATCGACCCAGCCCCAACCGTAATCAAAGCTTGTCTTTTCGCTTTCGGGGCATTCCTTGAAGCCGTTCGCCTGGAACTGCTTGCGGATTGTTTCGACCTTTTCTGCAACGTGCTTTGCGAAGCATTCGCCGTCAAGACAGTAGCTTTCGGAAATGTCGCCGAAGATATCCTGCTGCTTCACGCTCTGCTTCGGGCAATTCTTGCAGATCTTGTAAGTGTCGAACTTTGCGTTGGCGAGGTTCTTACGTTCGTTCAGGATGATGTTCTTGAGTTCTTCAGGCGACCTGTATTCTGCCAAGCCCAGGAACCGTTCAATGTCTTTATCGTCTGCCATCGTGAGCGCTTCGGCGTGGCCGAGCGTGATGGTGCCGTCCTTGAGCTTTTCAAGCGCTTCGCCGCCAAGCCGTGCCATTTTCACTCGACCGATCACCCAGCGCGGGTGGCGTCCAAAATGGCTTGCGACCGTGTGGATGTCGTTGCCATCGTCGAGCATCTTTGCGACCGCCATGCATTCGTCGGCGGGGTCCATGTCTTTGCGGGTGATATTTTCGGTGGTGGCAATTTCGAAGGCTTCCTTGTCGTCGATTTCGCGGACGTTGCAGGAAATCTTCGTAAAGTTCAGGTTCTTCAGCGCGGTAAAGCGGCGGGAGCCTGCAACCACCTGGTAGCGCTTGCCGACGGGTCGCACGGTAATCGGCTGAATCAGGCCGTGGGCCTTGATGCTTGCTTCCAGGTCGCTCACGTCGCCGATTTCGGTGCGCGGGTTCTGCGGGTTCTCGTCGATAAGCTTGATGTCAATCAGCTTGTTTGTTTCGGTTGTTTTCATTTTCTGTGTTCCTTAGAGAGTTGAAAGATTTAGCGCGCTCCGAGCAGCGTTTCAATGTCCTGTTTGACCATGTGTCCGTGAATACCCGGCATTACATTCTTTTCGCTCTGAACATTTAGCATTATGTGCGCTTCGTTCTCCAGTCTGCCGTAGAAGCTCTGCAGTCCGCGCATCTGTGCCTTCGCGTCTTCAAGCGCCGTGTGCTTGGCCGTATTGCATTCGTCGGCCTTGATGCGCGGGAACACGTTCTTGATAGTGCGGTAATCGTACTGGGTCCAGAACGGCCACGGGAAGGCGTATCCATAGACCTTAAAGAATTGCTTCAAAATCGGGAAGTCGAAGTCAAGACCGCAAGCCCACACCCTGAAGCGGTCCTCGTATTCGGTGCTGAAATTCTTCAGGAACCAGATCTTGAATTCGCCGATTCCTTCGGCGGGTGCGGTCTTTCCGGAAAACGCTTCTTCGAAGGCTTCACGGCTCTGTTTCGCCCAAAAATCTTCCATCGTGGCATGTTCGTCGGTGAGTCCGTCGGCATCCTGTTTACCGGCATCAAACTTACAGTAGAATTCGACTGCATTTCCGTCGCGGTTGAATCCGTAAGCGCCAAGGCTCAACACCTTACAGCCGGGGTTCTGCCCGGTCGTTTCAATGTCAATCATCAGTTGGTTCTTCATTTCCTTTTCTCCTTGAAAGTCTTGATCTTGTTTTTAAGTTTGTTGATTTTCTGTTGCAGCATTTCGCTGTAGTTGATTTCCTTGTATGCCTGGAATGCGAGCTGTTCTTTTTCCTTGCGCAAGTTCTTGATTTCTTTCGCCATCAGCGCAATCGTCTTCATCTGCGTATTGACGACATCCTTCAGCTGCTTGATTTGTTCCTTGTCTGTCATCTATGCCTCTTTTTCGGTCCATTCGGGCGGGTATCGCAGCGGCTGTTCTCCGACCTCTCCAGGCTTCTTGAGCGTCCCGTAAATTGCGGGCGAGGGGCAACGGTGAACGTCGTAGTTGTACGCAAGCAGGCGTGTCATTCGCTTGATGAAGCTTTTCTTCTGTTCGCGGGTGGCGTCGGCATCGCGGTTCTTCACGTACCAGAAGAATTCCTTCATCTTGCCGACCTTCTCGCAGAGCATCTGGAATGCTGTCCAGAAGTTGTGCGCCTTGACGGCCTTCATTGCGGATTCTCGCGATACCGGCTTAGTCTGTTTTATTTTCTTGCGTACCATAATGACCCCTAGTGCGTTTCGGCCTTGTGAAGATCGTTTACCGGGCTGAATTCGAGCGTGGCGTGTTCGTGCTGCCATGCCCATTCGAGCGCGTTCTGCATCGTCATTACTCCTAGCGGCTCGAATTCTCCTCGCTCGCTCTTGTATTCCACGTAGAATGTCTGCGAATTCATGTTGACCCCGATGTGTGCTAAATGGTGCCGATGATTGCGTATGCTACCACGAAGGCACAAGAAATGACCACGGCCATGATCTTGTCAGACCTCTTTGCGGCAGCGCGTTCGCGCATGTGCTGCCAAAAGTCTGCGCTCTTGTATTCGTTGAACTTTGTCATGATTCCTCCTTGTTTTAGAACGGCAAGTCTTCGTCGTCGTTCATCGGGTTATTCTGGTTTGCAAGCGCGTCTTCGACGGCCTTGTCCTTGTCGGATTTCTTGTGCTCTACGAGCTCAATGTTCGTGCAGTTGAGCGCACCATTGCTGTGCAAGATTCCATCCTTGTCGGTCCATTCGTTGATTTCGAATCGTCCGCTGACGACCACCTTGTCACCCTTGTGCAAGTTCGTTTTCTTGACGTAATTTGCGCTGCCCCAAATCACGACCGGAATCCAGTCTGTCGGGCGAGAGCCGTCTTCGCGCTTGAAATTGCGGTCAACGGCGATGCTGAAGCGCACGCGTTCCTTACCGCTCGGCAGCGTCGTGATTTCCGGATTGTTTCCGAGACGGCCACAAAAAGTGCAATTATTCGTTGACATTATTCTATGCTCCACTTGTTAGGTTTCCTGCAACCTGGTTGATGATCGCCTGGGCTTCGTTGATGATTGCCTTCTGGTTTATGGGCGCGATGGCCTTGTGTTCATGCCTGTAAATTTTTTCAAGTTCGATAAAAGCGGGCAATTTTCTCAAGGGTTCGTCTTCTTTGTATGGCAGCCAGGAATGGGCGATTCTTTGCTCGCAGGCGTAGCCTATTGAGCGATATTCCATACACCATTCAAGATCGCCGATTGTGACGGCGTGCGGCATCATTCCCTTGTCTTCGTGCATGCGGTGAGCGTCCTTGAATAGGTCTCGAAGCTTTCGCGTGCAGCATGGAATTCTGTCAATCAGCTCAATCGTCATCGACATGTCGGCGTCGTTCAAGTTTTCGCCTCGGTACTTGAAGATGTCTTCCTTGACCAAGTAGCTAATCACTTGCAGCCTGAGCGCTCTTGCGAGAGTGTTGATTTTAGATTGCTTTTGATTCATTCTCGATCATCCTGTCTACGACTGAAGTGTCCATGAAGAAACGCGTGCGTTCGTCGCGGTCGGCCTGCTTGAAGCTCTTGACGTTTGCGGGTCTGTTGGCATTTTCGAGTCGTTTTTCAGCAAGCCTGGTTTCTTGTACTTTGTTCCATACCCAGTTTCCGCGACGCATTACGGCTGCGTGGTCCTTGTATTTCTTGGCTTTCTTGCCGCCGTTTTCGATATATGCGTCAAGAATGTCTATTGCCATCTTCAGGTCTTCTCCGTAAAGTTCGCGAAGATGCGAACCTTCTTCGTCCGTGAGCATTACGTTCTTATTTTGACCGTATGCTTTCTTTATCAATTCATTAGATTTGCCTGCTTCCGAGACATCGGCAGGCGCGATGGTGGTGACGTCAGAGCAATCTGTTTCCAGATTTCGGCAGCGTTTCTCGTTTGTGCTTATCTTGGTTTCTTGGTCGTTATTTCTTGCAGTATGATTTTTGTAATAGCGAGCGTTTATTTCTTGGCGTTTAACCATCATTGCGTATGACTTGTCGTAGGATTCTTTGACCAGTTGGTCGGTGTTAGGATCTAGACAGCCGGAACATAAATCTATGACGGCTTTTTTAAACCATTCTCCGATTTGTTCGTTACTCATTCCCTTGATGTATGCAGCCAAGTTTTGCATGTTGAAACTCACGTATTGGACGATTTGATTTCTGCTGTTTGACATGACATCACTGATGCTCCTTCAGTGTATTGTTGTTTTGCAAAGACTTTTCGTATTCGTTTTTAATTGCCATGCCAACTGTTTCGCCACGGCTAACGTTTATACCTGTAGATTCGGAATAAGCTTTTTGTAATGACGGAATAAATTCGTCAAATTTTTTCGGTATGCTTATCGTAGTGTATTTGCGATTTGTCGTTCTCATATTACGAATATACGTAATTATTTTGCGAATGTCAATACTTTTTCGTAAAATTTTAATGATTTTTTCGTAATTTTGTTACGAAATCAGATTTGATTTGTAAATTTTGCGTATGATTGACCTAGATTCGTTCTTGTCTCGAATGGGATTGACCAAGGCTGGACTCAGCAGATCTCTTGGTATGGACGCAAAGACGAGTATTTGGGCGTCGTATGAAAAAGGTCGTTCTGATCCATCGTATGAAGTTTGTCGAGGTCTTTTGAAACTTGGAATGACCGTTGAGGAGCTTTTCGGCGTTGAGTACAATAAAATCCATGGGCTTGGTGAAAAAATAAAAATCACGAACGAAGATATAAGCAACGCCATGTTAGTTGCTGCCGAATTGCTTAGAAACCAGAAGAATGAAAATTCGCCGGCATCCGAAAAATAATGAATATGTCGACGATGTAAACGGATAGTATGGCGGTGCCAACTATGGGGCCAAGTGTCCGCGAAAGCGTGACAAAACGGCGGGATGGGTCTCGCACACCGCAATTATTGTTAAAAATCAATACAAAATGTATCGTTTTGTCAAGAAAAATATTTAATTTTGAAGATTTTGTTGGGTGACTTTTTTCAATTTTCAATGATTTCTCAAAAGACGGCTCTAACCGTTTTTTTTGTTTGCGGTAATTTACAAAAGAGAAAAAGAACCAAAAAGAGAAAAGTATTATCTAAAACTTTTCTTTTCCCCATATAAAATCCTTTTATTTATTACTATAAGTAAATAGTAAGAGTAAACCGTCTTTTAATATAGTCTTTTAAGATGTCTTAATTTTTTTTGTGTTGGTATTCGATATGATCTGCTTACTAACCATTTCGGTTAGCGGGGTTTTGCTTATGGCATATAAATGGTTTTTAAGGCCCGCTGACGGCCTTTTCTGTGCAGCCGTGGTTTGCGTCGGATTTTCTTAAAAGCAGCCACACGCGCCGTTTGGCGCTTTCTGTCGGCCTTGATTTCACTGTGTTTTAACCATTCAAAAAACTTTATTCAACCGCGCAAAAATGAGTTAATTGTCGATTTTTACTGTTGGCAAAAGCCTGTAAAACGTCTGTAACCGCGCTGCGTCTTTGCGTTTCGCTCGCTGATTCGGCGGTTGGTTTTGCCGCGTGTGTTCGCTTGCCTCGGCCTATTAACCCGCCAGAGTGCGTGTGATGCGCTGTATCGATGTGACTAAATTTGCCAAATTTCGCCATTTTTCTTAACCTGGGCGGGGGTGGGGGTACCCCCAGGGCCAAAAGAGTTGCTAAAAAACCGGGGGGAGCCGATGGGGTCGGCCGGGGCGACTTCTTCGCCGCTGTATTGCAAAAAAATAGGGTTAAGACCTTGTGACAGATTTTGACAATTAACTTATATTTAACCATAGGTTAAAAAAGGTTAAAAATGCATTATGGCGTTGGTAAGCATAATTTTAAAGATTCGGAGCTGGTCCAAGCTTCGGCGGTAGCTCATGCGCTTGGCGTGACCGATGCAGCCGTCTCGAAGGCCAAAAAGATCGGGCGCATTTCCACTTTCGAGAATTCGAAGGGGAAAGCGATGTACCATCTTGAAACAGCCAAGCGCGAATTTTACGCAAACAGGAACCCGTCAAAGGTGACTACGGCGACCAACGGCCAGAAAGCAGCCGGCTTGACCGATTTTGAAGCCCGCCTGAGCGCAAAAAAGACTTATGGCGATGATGGTATGCCGCTTTCGGACCAGGAAGTTTTTGATTTTGGCAAAGAGCGTGCAGCCCGAGAACACTTCGCAGCCGAAATGGCCAAGATCAAAACCGACGAAATGAAGGGGGTGTTGGTCGATAAATTGAAAGCTTCTCAAAAGGTCTATGAATTGGCGTCGAGCGTCAAGGACCGTATGCTATCGATTCACCTGAAGGTGGCCTCGTCGTGTATGGCTCCGCTGGAATCGGCGCTCGTTGATTCCGGATTGACAAGCGACACGGTGCGCAATGCCTTAAGCATTGGCCATATCGAAAAGATTATCGGTGAAGTGGTGCGTAAGAATGTAATCGATTCGTTGCGTGACATTATTTCGAAGGAACAAGAAAACTTTGTCTGAAATCGAAGACCAAATAGCGGCCGAGTTGTCGCAGGACCCGATTTTAGAGGCCAACATCAAGCATGTTGCGTCGTGTTTTCTGTCCGGATTTTTGCCGCCGCCTGATATTACGATTTCACAATGGGCCGAAGAGTCCAGAATTTTGCCTAAGCTCTCCAGTGCTGAACATGGCCAGTGGCGTAATTCACGTACGCCATACCTTGTTGAGATTATGGACCAGCTTTCGCCACAAAGTCTGGCGACCGATGTGGTGTTTATGAAGTCGGCTCAGGTTGGCGGCACCGAACTTCTTATGAACACGGCGTTCTACTACATCATGCATGACCCGTCGCCGATTGGAATTTTCCAGCCGTCCGAAGGCTTGATGGAAAAATTCTTGACGCGATTCAACGCGTCGGCGCGTGAAATGCAGATCGACGACAAATTCACCAGCAACACGAAGTACATCAAAGAATTTTCCGGCGGTCAGCTCATTTGCGGTTGGTCCAGTTCCGAATCGAACTTGCGTTCTATCCCGGTGCGCATCGACCTGAACGACGAAGTGGCGAGCTGGGTCGAAGATTGTGAAGGCTTTGGTGATCCGTGCGACCTTGTGAGCAAGAGAACGGACACGTTCTCGCGCAAAAAACGATTCTGGTGTTCGACGCCTGGCACGGGCGAGAATTGCAGAATTTATTCCAGGTACATTCGCGGCGACCAGCGGGAATTCCGTGTACCGTGTCCGCATTGCGGCGAATTGCACGCGTTGCAGTGGGACAATATGATCTGGGACAAAGACGAAGATGGAAACCATTTGCCGCAAACTGCACGAATGAAGTGTCCGCATTGCGGTGAAGAATTTTCCGAATTCTATAAAGACGAAATTCTTGTCAAGGGTCAATGGGTGCCGACGAATCCAAACGGAATTTACCCGTCTTACAAGATCAACGCGCTCTATTCTCCGCTCGGTTGGTTCAGCTGGAAAGATGCCGTGCTTGAATTCCTTGCTGCCGTCAAGAGCGGGTCCCGCGCCAAGATGCGTGCATTCGTGAACAACGTGCTCGGCGAAATCTATATCGAGCAGACCGAAGAAAGTATCGACCATTCCGGACTGATGATCCGTAAAGAAGACTATGGTGCCGAAGTTCCGGATGATGTGATTGTGCTGACTGCTGCCGTCGATACCCAGGACAACCGTCTTGAAGTCGAGATTCGTGGGTGGGGTCGCAATTTTGAAAACTGGGGAATCCTGAAAAAGATTATTCTTGGTGATCCGCGAAAGAACATGGCCGTGTGGGAAGACCTTGACCGCATTCTGCTTGCACCGTATTCGAAGGCGAACGGCGAAAAGCTTTATGTGGCCTGCACGCTTCAGGACGCAATGGGCCATTGCACCGATGAAGTCTACAGGTTCACGGGTCCGCGAGCTTCGCGCCGTGTATTCGCCTGCAAGGGCCGTGGCAAGACTGGCGTGCCGATGACCAGTGCGCCGAAAAAGACCGATATTGGCCAGCGTTACAATGCTTACCTGGTGACGGTCGGCGTCGATACCATCAAAGATCAGGTGTTCGGTTGGATGAAGGTCGAGCAGCCCGGTGCGGTGGGGTATATGCATTTTCCGGATTTGCCAGAATATGATACCGAACACTTTATGCAGCTGACCGGTGAAAAACTTGTGTCGCGAATGGTCAACGGAAATCTTGTCTATTCGTACAAGAAAACGCGCGAGCGAAACGAGGCCCTTGACCTTATGGTGTACAACCGTGCGGCGTTGAACCTTTTGCGCCTTGATCTTAACAAGATGGCTGAAAACAAACAAAAGGTAACCTGGAACCCGAATCAGAACATGGTTCGAGCTCCCATAACTCACCCGGCTCCGCCACAAATCCGGGTGCTTTCCCGTGGGGTTTCTGTATGAATTATTTTTGCAATTCAAAGGATTTCGGGAAAACTTTGGACAAGTGCGTTTCCGATACTCAGAAGAAAATCAGGAATGCCGCTTACAAGGCGCTTGAAAGTGTTGCCGAACGTTCGCGACGTGCCGTTATCGCGAATTATTTCAAGAAATTTCCGGATGAAAACGGAATTAAGAAAAATAAAGGTGTTCCGCAGCAGGTCACGAAGTCCAGAGTCAATAAAGAAAAGCTCGAAATCAGTCTTTTCACGAAAGACAGCATTTCGTTTATGACCGACCAGGAATACGGCGCTGTAAGAACGCCGAAAATGGGAAAAACGATTGCAGTTCCGTTCTTGAGCGTCAAACAAGAGGGTCGAAACAGCAAAGGTGGCATGAAATCGGCGTTCTCGATTCGCACGGTTTTGAAAAAGGCTCTTGACAATAAGCATGGCGAAGGCACCGGTCGTAAAAAGTTCCATTTTGCAAAGACGAAACGCGGCAACACGATGATTGTGCATGAGCAAAAAGGAACCAGCGATGCAAAAGAAATGTACCACTTGGTCAAGAAAACGAAAATCAAGCCGAGGTGGGATTTTGAAAAGACCGTGCGTGCTATAAACGCCAAATATATCGAAAAAACGTTCGAAAAAGAATTGAAAAAAAACATTGGAAGTGGCTAAATAAAAATTTATATTGTTGTTGGTACGGCATTTTTTGGTTATTTTGTGCCGTATCTCCTTAAGAGTTGAAGATTCAAAGCCTTTTTGCGGTAAAACGCATTAAGGCTTTTCTTTTTATGTCAAAAAATGACAAAATTATTATCCCAATTTGCTAGAAATTGATTATATTTTATTTTGAAATTGACAATTTTTGACACAAAATGAGTGTAACGCGTGAAATTCCCATTTCCTCGGCAAAATGCCGCCAGATGCTCAACGAGCACCTGAGCGCACTTTCGTCTGTGCTAAAGGGTCAGTCGTATTCCATCGGTGGTCGTTCTCTGTCGCGTGCGAACATGAAGGATATCCAGGAAGGAATCACGTACTGGACCGGCATGCTCGAAGAAGCGCTTGAGCTTGAAGCTCGCGGCGGTCGCCGTGGAACGGTCGTAAGGGCGGTAATTCCACATGGCTAACGATTCTCAAAGAGTTATTAACCGATTCGGCGGCAATGCGTGGAAGGGCGCTTCTTGGGCTGTGAATTCCATGCGTGCATTTATTGCGCCGCTTGGTTCTGCCGACTATGATTTGACTTGCGACCGCGAAACATTGCTGCTTCGCTCCCGCGCTCTTTTCCAGAATCACGCATTTTCCCGTGCGATTATCAGTTCGCTTACAACAAACGTTGTCGGCACCGGCGTGAAAGTTCGCCCGCAACTGAAACAGCTTGATGTGCTCGGAATTACCCACGACGAAGCTGTCGCGTGGTGTCGCAAAACACAAGACCTTTATGAAATTTGGTCGCAATCCAAGAAGTGCGATGTCGAACGAAAGAACGACATGTTCGGTCTTCAGGACCTCGCGCTGAAAACTCAGCTTATCGATGGCGACTGCTTTGCGCTCGCAAAGTATGACAAGAAAATCGAGCCGTTTGGACTTTGCTTGAAATTGCTTGAAGCCGACCGGTGCATGAATCCGCTCGGTATGATTGACACTGATAGACTTACGCAGGGTGTGGAAGTGAATGATTTCGGCACCCCGTTGAACTATTACTTTACGAAGCGCCCGGCCTGGTCCATCGATAACTATTCCGACCTTTTGGAAACAGTACGTGTATCGGCTTTTGACCGGTACGGCGAAGCAAACGTGCTGCACATTTTTTCTACGGATAGGACGGACCAGCGCCGCGGCGTTTCAATTCTTGCGCCGATTATTGTTTTGATGAAGCAACAGGAACGATTCCTTGAATCTGAATTGATGGCCGCTGTTGTCACGTCGATGTTGACCGCGTTCATTGAAAGCAACGACGAAAAAGTAGACGATCCGTTCTTAAGTAATGTTCCCGAAGACGAGCGCGTTGCGCAACCGTCCGAAGGCGACACTCCGCTAGAACTTACAAGCGGAGGAATCATCCAGCTAAAGAAAGGCCAGAAAGTTTCGGCGGTCAATCCGACGCGTCCGAATTCCGCTTACCAGGGATTTGTCGAAGCGATTTTCAGCGAGGCCGCATCTTCGCTCGGTCTGTCTTACGAAGTCGTCTTGCGTAAGTTCAACAGTTCTTACAACGCGGTACGTGGTGCAATTCTCGAAAGCAAGAAAACGTTTGACCGCGCACGCCGTAACCTTATTTCGGATTTTTGTAGGCCCGTTTACGAAAAGTGGCTTTCGCAGGCGATTTTGACCGGAGTCATCGACGCTCCCGGCTATTTCGAAGACCCGATTAAGCGTGCTCTTTGGAATGGCTGTCGCTGGATTGCTGACTCTGCATTTTTGCTTGACCCGCTCAAGGAAACGCAGGCTTACAAGATGCAGCTGGATGAACAGCTTATCACGCGCGATACTGCTTGCGCTGCCATTAACGGTGGTGAATATGAATCCGTGCTTGATGGTCAGGCTGAAGAAAAGAAGATGCGCGAAGCCAAGAAGATGAATGAACCTGGTCTTATCAACAAGAGCGAAACGTTCAGCGTTTCGACTGACGATGTGAACGAAAGCGCTTTGTAGGTGAAATATGGCTAAAAAGAAAAATAAACTTACTTTTGATTTGACGGCGCGATTCGCGATGGCTCAGGATGCCGTCGAACGCCTTGCGTCGTCTTCGCTTCATTACACGCAAGATGAAGATGGCTGGTATACGGCTCGCAAGGAAGATGGCGAACCGGACTACCGCAACAACGTCACTTTGCATGACGATGGAATCGCCGTGATTCACATTGACGGTCCGCTCGGCTATCGCGCAATCCCGCAGGGTTGGTGGGGATTGATGGGCGACTATTACGACGGAATCCAGGCCACGTTCGATGACTGCATGGAAAATTCCCAGGTGCTCGGAATCGTGCTTGACATCAATTCTCCGGGCGGCGTGGTGAACGGCTGCAGCGATCTTGCCGAAAAGATTTTCAAGGCTCGCGGCAAAAAGATTTACGGCGTCGTGGCCCGCACCGGTGGCCAGATGCAGAGCGGAGCTTACTGGCTCGCTTCCGCTTGCGAAAAAATCTATGCAAGTGAAACCGGAATCGTGGGCTCTATTGGCGCGCTCGCGCAATTCAGCAAGGGTGTCGAAAAAGAAGTTGTCACGATTGTTTCGAATTATTCTCCGGACAAGTACCCGAATCCTGAATCCAAGGAAGGTGCCGACGTTATCCGTGCAGAACTTGATGAGCTCGCAAAGGTGTTCATCGATACTGTCGCCCGCAACCGTGGATATACCAGCGAATACGTGATGCAGAATTTCGGCAAGGGTGGAAACTTTGTCGGGCAGGCCGCTGTAGAAGCTGGCCTGATTGACGCCGTGATGTCTTTCGAAGACATGTGCGACGACATGAAAAAGATTACTGGATTTTCCAACATCAACAACGAGGTAGTCATGCAAAACAAGAATGCATCGACCGCAGCGCAGGCCGCCGCTGCTGAACAAAATGCGGCACCGACGCTTTCTGAAGCCGAAATCAAGGCCCAGGGCGTCCAGGAATACAAGGCTCGCGCAGCTGCTGTCAAGGGCATCTTCGCTGGCCTCCCGGTTGAAGAATCCAAGCTCCAGGAAATGATCGACGGCGACAAGTCCGTTGCCGACCTCACTGCCGAAGCGCTTGGAATGGCAAAGGAACAGATGAAGGCTTCTGCCGAAGCTGCCGCGAAGGCTGCCGCCGCCGAAAAGCCTGCCGACGTTACCGCCGGCATGACTTCGGAACAGGTCGCCGCCGTCAAGGACGGTCTCGAAGCCCAGGCGTCCGCACAGAACGGAATCGTTGGCGGCGCATCTACTCCCGAAGCAACCGCCGAAAAGGATCTGCAGGCGCTCTGTGCGTCTGTTGCTGACAAATTCTACAACAAGAGAGGGTAAACCATGACTGAATACGAAAACCTTATTGCGGGTCCGTTCCCGCTGCAGAAGGACACCGTGACCATCGGTGGCAACCAGACTTTGAAGGCCGGCTGCGTGCTCGGCTTCAAGAGCGTTTCTGCCGGTGCTAAAGGCAAGTACAGCTTCGCCTTGACTTCGTTCACGGCTGGTGCTGGCACCGTGTCCGTGACCATCGGCGAAAATACTTTCAGCGTCGACACGACCGCCGAAGGCGACAACCACACCGTCGACGAAATCCTGACGAGCCTCGCTGCCGCCGTGAACGCAAGTTCCCTGGTCGCTTTCGAAGCAACCGCCGACACTTCTGCAGACAAGCTCGTTCTCGAAGCCAAGGCCGTTGGCGCTTGGGCTGGCGATGTTACGATTTCCATGGCCAAGAGCGGCGATGTTGTCGTGACTATCGGCGACAAGACCCAGGTGACGGCTCCTGCCGATGCTTCCAGTGGCGAATTCTTCGCTGCCGACCACACCAAGAACGATGGCACTCAGATCGCACGAGCCGTGCTCCTTGAAGACATCGTTGTGGCAAACGGTGCAACCGGCAAGGCTGTCGTGGCTTACACCGGCTGCTATAACAAGTCCAAGCTGACCTTCGGTGGTTCTGACACCATCGCAGACCAGTACACCAACATGCTCGATCACAGCATCTTCGCTGTTGATGTGGTCGAAGCCTAATCGAAGGAGAGTTGACAAATGGCAAATTTGAACACTTCCAATCCGGTAGAACTGAGCCGTGCGCTCGTTCTCGCTTACCGTCCGCAGGCGTTCTTCCGTCGCATGTGCTCGACGATTACCCATCGTACCAAGTCTTTCTTGATCGATATTGAAAAGAAGACTCGCTATCTTGCTCCGTACATTCGCGACGAAGAAGATGGCAAGGTTGTCGCCCGTGACGGCTACGACACCATCACCTTCACTCCGCCGAAGGTTGGTGCTTCCCGCAACATCACTGCCAAGGATCTCGAAGTTCGTCTTCCTGGTCAGTCCATTGTTGAAATCAGCGCCGAATCCGCTTCCAGCGAATCCGTGATGAGCGCTCTTGTCATCGAAGACATGCTCGACTTGCAGCGTTCCATCGAACGCCGTGAAGAACAGCAAATCATCGAAATTCTTTCCACCGGTAAGGTGGCCACTGGCGTCGGTGCCGATATCAACGCTCCGATTCCGGCTGAAAACATCTTTACTGCTGCCGCTGGCGACAAGTTCGACGCTGCAAACGCCGACCCGATCAAGTGGATGCGTGACCAGTCCCGCAAGAAAGTTGCTCTGTCTGGTGGCACTGCCGTTCGCCGCGCCGTTTTCGGTGGCGACGCTTGGGATGCCTTCATCGCAAACGCCAAGGTGCAGAATTACCTGAACAACCGCCGCATTGACCTCGGTGCTATCGCTCCGCGCGAAGACCAGGATTTCCCCGGTGTGACCTTCCAGGGCCGCATCGAAGGTGTTGACCTGTACACTTACGACGAATACTTCTTCAACGACAAGGAGAAGAAGAACCAGGCAATGATGCCGGTTGACCGCGTGATTTTGCTCGGCGGTGACCCGCGCTTCGAAATGCATTACGGTGCAGTGTTCGATGGCGCAAACGGCACCATCAACAAGACCCAGACTTACGCTTGGGAATGGATTGAAAAGGGCAAGATTCGCTGGCGTGAGCTCGAATCTCATCCGCTCTTTGTGCCGGTCAACGGCGGTTCCGTCGTGTCTGCCAAGGTGCTCTAATCTTTCTTGAATTAAGGTCATCCGATGAGTGCATTCAAAGAAGACTTGATGAACGACTTGCAAGACGTTTTCCTGAATACCGATGATTTCGGCGTCCAGGTGACGCTTGTTCGCGACGGCGTTGAGTACCCGATGAAAGCGCTTTTCGATGAACCTTCGCTCGATGGTGCAGCCATCGGCGCTGAAGTGCAGGCGATTTCGCATCGCCCGCGTCTCATTGTGAGTTCCGCCGATTTGCCGGGCGGCATTCCGCGCAAGGGTGACAAGTTTATTGTCCCCGAAAGTCCGCTGAATCTGCATTCCGGTGAATTCGTGGCCCGTGACTTTATCGACGAAAAAGACGGCTCCGTCACTTACGATTTGCAGGTGAAATGATGAACATGGCGACAAACATCATGACTCTTCGCAATATCCGAATGGCGGTTTGCGCAAAACTAAAAGAAGCGAATTTGCCGTTTATCGGCGAAGATGTCTATTGCAACCGTGCCGAAAAGGCGTGGCCGCAAGAAAAGGCGTTTCTTTCGGTGTATGTACAGCAAAGTTCTTTCGATACCCAGGACATTCAACCGGAAATCTACAAGGTCGAAACCGATGTGGTGGTTGACGTGGTTGTTCAGGGCTCGCAAGAACTTGATGGCGAATTGTTCGAAATCGACGATTTGTTCGATATGATTTCAAGCAACGTTGTTGACTTGCTGACAAGTTATCCGAGGCCCAAATGGTTTGTCGAAAACCAGCTTGCTGCATCGGATTTTACGCTTCGTTCTTTTTCTGACGAAATCAACGGCGAAGGCGAAACTGACAAAGGGACGCGCAAGATCACGTTCAGCGCTGTGTGGTATTTCGAGCCCGTAACGCGCAATGAATCTTTGAATGATCTTGAAGTGATTCATACCGAAATCAATTTCGGTCCGCAATCACGGCATTTAATTACTTCGAACCGGGAACAGGTCGTGACCGATGCTGGATTAAGCATTCGCGTCAAGCTTGCTGGCGACAAGTACAAGTCTTATGAATTTGAAACGAATATGAGGTAATTATGAATTTTTCTCAAATTCCTAACAGCCTTCTTGTTCCTGGTTTCTGGACGGAGTTTGACAATTCCGTTGCAGCTGGCTCCGGCATTATGCCGTGGACCGTGCTGTTGATCGGTTCTATGCTTGCCGGCGGTTCTGCCGAAGCGAACGTTCCGGTTCAGATTTTCAGCGACGACGAGGCCGACAATCTTTTTGGCAAGGGCTCGCAGACCGCGCTCATGGTCCGCGCTTTCCGAAAGAACAATCCTTTGATGCCGCTGTGGGCTGTTGGCGTTGCTGACGGTACGACCAAGGCGACTCTCGATGTAACGTTTACCGGCACGGCGACGGCTGCTGGCGTGGTCGCTCTCTATGTTGGCGGCCAGAACGTGAACATCGCTGTCGCAAGTGGTGACACTGCTGCCGACATTGCCGACGCAATCGCAGATGCCGTGACCGACAACATGCCTGTAACCGCTTCCGCATCGTCCGGCACCGTGACTTTCACGGCAAAGAACGGCGGTACGGCTGGCAACTACATCGACGTTCGCGTTAACTACGTCGCCGGTGAAGTGTTGCCTGCAGGCATCAGCGTTTCCGGAACAGGTCTCTTGACCGGTGGTGCAGGCGATCCGTCGATTTCCGACGTTATCGAAAACATCGGTGCTCAGTGGTTCAACATCATCGTGACCGCGTTCAGCGCGTCCGGAACCTTGACAGCACTCAAGGAAGAACTTGAAGCCCGCTGGAGCGCTACCAACCAGAAGACCGGCGTCGCTATCTTTGGCGACAACAGCGACAATGCCCGCACGGTTGCGGGTGGCCTGAATTCTCAAGTGCTTGTGGAATTGCCGTTGCCGAAGTCCCCGACGCCGTCTTTTGAAATCGCTGCAGCTGGTGCCGCCGTGATTGCCCAGTCCGCTGAAGCTGACCCGGCAATGCCGCTCGGCAACTTGTCTGTAAAGGGAATTCTTGCGCCTGCAATGAAGGATCGCAAGAACCTGAACGAAGAAAACGCGATGCTTCTTGCTGGCGGTTCGCTCATCAACGCCGCCGCCGATGGCACGGTGTATTTGCGTCGCACCGTCACGACGTACAAGACGAATGCCGCCGGTGCCGAAGACGACAGCTATCAGCAGCTTGAAACCATCTTCACGCTTTCGTTCATCCGCTGGGATTGGAACAACTACATGGCTTCCAAGTACCCGCGTGCAAAGCTCGCTGGCGATTCCTACGAATACGGCGAAGGTCAGGTCATCATCACGCCGAAGAAGGGTCGTGCCGAAGCGCTTTCCCGCTTCGATTACTGGCAACAGCTTGGCGTTGCCCAGGATGCCGAAACGTTCAAACAGTACCTGGTTGTCGAAATCAACGCTCAGAACCCCTACAGGCTCGACTTCCTGCTGCCGGCTACGTTGATGAAGCAGCTGTTCACCGTTGCAACAAAGTTGCAGTTCAGATAAGGAGGCTACAATGGATGTAATCGGTGGCCGTCATCGGCTCTATGTCAACAGCGAAAAGTATTACCTGAAGGGCGATCCGACTTATGATGTGGGCGGCATGAAGCAGTCCGAACTCCCGACTCCGGAAAAGACGTTCATCCAGGAAACTTATGTTCCTTGCCGTGTCAGCGGTACAATCGCATTTGTGCCGAATCTTGACCTGGTGAAGCTCCGCAAGACCCGCAATGCAACCGTCATGCTCGAATGTCCGAACGGACAGACTATCGTTTTCCCGAATGCGTCGTTTATCGGCGACCAGTCGGTAAGCGGTGGCGAAGGCGATGTGTCGTTTGAGTTCGTTGGCTATGGCGAAGCAAAAGTAATGATGCCTTAGAAGGACTCCTAATGCGTCGCGGTCGCCTGGTCCTCGGGCGACCGTTTCTTTTGAGTCTGCTATGTTTAATTTGTTTGGTTTATTTTATACAAGTTGGGGATAGGTTGAATATTTTAGGTCTTGAAATTACGGGAATTGATTTTGGTTTGCTGCTTGGGAATTTGGCGACGCTTGCAAAGATTTTTCATTCGGACACAAAAACAAAGTCAATCCAGGATGATAGAGCGCTTTCGAAAAAGAGCTACGAGGAGCGTTTTGCCGAATACGATGTGCGCATGAACAATGTCGAGCGTCGCCTGGATAAAGGCGACATGCGCTTTAGCAACGTCGAAAAAAAGATTGATGAAAACTTCCGCGATATGAAAAACGACTTTTCGAAGATCGGCGGAAATGTGAAATTTATAATGGGATTGTTAAAAGGAATTGATCAGGAAAACAGGAAAAAGAAATGAATCTGCTGTTGGTGATTTTTATTGTCGGTGCTTTGATAAACGAATTTATTGACGATTGAGGTTTATATGTTGAATCTTGTATTGGTGCGCGATTGCCGCACGGAAACGGCCGTTATGGGCCATTTGCTGTTCAACGGAACGGTGATTTGCTACACGCTTGAAAATAAGGCCAAGGCCATTCCTTGTGGCATTTACAACATTGAAAACAGCAAGTCGCCAAAATTCAGGAGGGAATTGCCGCTGCTCTATAACAAGACGGTTGCAGAGTCGCGCGGAATACGGATCCATGCCGGCAACACCAGCAAGGATTCAGCCGGTTGCGTGCTGGTCGGTATGGGTCGCGAAATCGCGCCTGATGGCTCGCTTAGCGAGTCAAGGCTTGCTGAAACAATGGTCACGATGTTGTGCCGAACCGTGAAGCAAATGGTCGTCTGCGAGGTGTAATGGATCGTTACGGAATACCATATAAAGGCTCAAAAAACGCTATCGCCGAAGATGTTGTGAACGCGCTTCCGCCTGGTGGCAAAATTCTCGATGCTTGCTGTGGGGGGGGGCTGTATTACAGGCCCTTGCAATGAGCCTTAAATATGATTCTGTTGTCGGAAATGACTTGAATCCGTCTGTTGTTAAATTGCTGGATGCAGTGTTTATCCATAAGGGGCAAATTGAATATGAACACCCGGAGCCGTGCACCAGAAACGACTTCTTTGTCAGCTTGCAAAAAATAGAGAACGGCGAATTCTCGGTCCAGGATTGCGTCAATAAGTTTTGTGCGAGCTTTGGCAATGACGGTAAAACATATTTGTACGGTCGCGAAATCGAAGATTATAAACTTATTGCAGAACGGATGCTGACCGCTCCGACGCTTGAACAACGACGTGGATTTTTTAGACAATTTGTCGAAATTTGCAAAACCGGCGTTTCCATCAATGCTTTGCAATACTTACAAAGAATACAAAGTCTAGAAAGATTAGAAAGATTAGAAAGATTAGAAAGATTAGAAAGATTAGAAAGATTAGACTGTAAGTCTCTATTTGATATAGACTATTCCGAATTCGACATCGTTTATTTTGATATTCCGTATAAAGGCACAAATAAGTATGATTTCGAATTCGATTACGAACGCTTTTATGATTTATTTTCGTCGCTTAAAATTCCGGCGTTCTTGTCCGAATACGACGCGCCGTTTGAATGCGTTGCGGAATTTAAAAAGGTTCAGCTGATGTCTGCGAATGTCGGTTCGACGAAATCGACGACAAAAGAAAAGTTGTTTTTCAACGGGTCGCGGGAGCGATATAAAGAACTGATGGGAGCCAATTACGACCAGAAAGCAGAGCAAATTTGTCTGCTGTAAAATAAAAAGAGGATTTAAGCCTCTTTTCTATAGTTTGGAACCCAAGCGCTTTAAATATACGAAATTATGTGTCAAAAAATGACAAAATAATTTATATTTTAAATACGCATAAAGGAGTTACAACATGCAGTACAAATTGAAAGAACCAGTCGACGTTGCGGGCAAAAAACTTGAAACTGTCGAAATTAAAGAAGAGTGGAATGCTGGCGACTTTGTTGCCATCCAGGATGCGGGCAGTGGCGTAGGTACGCAAAATCTACATCAGGTGGCAATCGCCATCGACCAGCCGGACCCGATCGTGAAAACTTTCGCTATCGAAGATTATCTTGAGATTTTGAAGGTGTCAACAGATTTTTTTATGAAGCATATGAAAAAGGGGAAGGTAAATACCTAAATCATCGCTTGGGCGTAGTCGCTGGCGTTTTCCATTTTGGACCCGATAAGCTATACGGTATGCGGTTGAGCGAGTTGAAATTCTGGTATGACCGCGCAATAGCTTTCATGAAGTGGACAATGTCGAAAAGGAGATAAAATGGCTGTAACGGTTAAACGCGCTTTTTTGCAGGGGATGCTTTCGTGGTATTTCTCGAATGCCGGCAACGTGCGACTGATGCACGATATTTCGCTTTGCCTCGAAATCGAACGCGAAAATCGCGTGTTTGCAGTCGAACTCCTTTTTAAAAAAGGTTACGAAAGCGACGGTCTGAGCCGTCCGGATTTTGTGGCGAAATGGATCAAAAAATTTGATAAAGAAAATTCGCTGTACAATTTCGCGGGCTTCGCTCACGACTGGCTTTATTCCAGGCGTGGATTCCTTAGCGACCTTGTTCAGTTCAGCCGTTCGGAATGTGACGACGTGTTTCGTGGCATCTTGCGCGAAGCTGGCGTGAGCCGGTTCAAGGCGGGCGTCATGGACTTGTCGGTCGGTCTTTTTGCGGGCGGCTCTAAACATTGGGGCGACGATTCGCTGGGTTCCCGCAATAAAGTAATTTGTTCCAAAATCATTTTTGCTGATGGCGGTGAAAAGGTTTAGCGATGGCAAGTCCGAAAATTAACACGATCCTATCTTTTGCGACAAAAGGTGTCGGCGGTGTAACCAACGATATGAAGTCTGTCGTGAGTGGCGTCGATGGCGCGACTTCGGCTGTAGACAAGTTGTCTGCAAAGATTTCTTCGATTCAGAAGGGCGTCGCGTTCCAGTCTGTCGTGACAGCTGCCGGAGCCGTCAAGGATGCGTTCAGCGCCGTTGCCGATACTGTGAGCGGTGCCGTTTCTGCCGTTTACGGTTTGGCTGCTTCGCAGGCTGCAGCTGCCGATGCGATCGGAAAGACTTCGGCTTTGCTCGGCATGCAAGTGGGCGAGCTGCAGGCGATTCGCTCGGCTGGTCAACATGCCGGCATGAGCGTTGAATCTATCGATTCGGCTATGCAGAAATTCTCGGTCAATGTCGGCCGTGCTGCCTCTGGCGAAAAAAGCCAGCTTGATCTGATGAACGCGCTCGGCGTTGCGACAAGGAATGCCGACGGGTCGCTTCGTTCGCAGACCGACTTGCTGATGGACGTTGCCGATGCGTATGCAAAACTTTCGGACACCCAGGACCGCAACCGCGTCTCGCAAGAGCTGTTTGGCCGAAGTGTCGTGCAGATGTCGGCATTGCTCAAAGACGGTTCGTCGGGAATTCGCGCGGCGGTTGAACAATACGAACGCACGAATGCGGGTTATACTGCTGACCAGACGGATCAGGCGGCGGCGTTCAATGACCAGCTGCAGACGATGCAAGAATACATCGGCGGTGTGCAGAAAGACTTGTTCTTTGCTCTTGTGCCTGCATTCACCAAGCTCTTTGACGGCGTGTCAAAATTCATTGATGCGAACCGTCCGAAAATAAATTCTATCGTGTCGTCGCTTGCAGACGAGCTTCCTGGCGTTCTCCAGGACATTACCGACGTGTTACCGACCATTCTGTCGGGCGTGTCGATGATTGCGTCCGGCGTGAGCGCTGTTGTCGATTTTACTGGGCCGTGGTTGCCGATTCTGAGCGCTGCAGGCGCTCTTATTGGCGGTGCGATATTGACGGCTGTCGGTGCAGTTGGCGTGGCTGTGAGCGCCGTCGGTGCGGCGTTTGGTGGCGTAATTGTGGCGGCTGCTCCGATTGTGGGCGTTGTGGCTGGTATCGCTGCGGGTGTCGCTGGAATCGGTTACGGCGTTTACAAGACAATCGAAAATTTTGACATGCTGAAAAGCTTTGTTGTCGATGATGTTTTCGGTGCGTTCAAGTCCGGAATTGCCCAAGTTGCAAACGACTTTTTCGAAATGTTTGCGACTATTGCTGATGGAATTGCGAAGTTGCCTGTTATCGGTGAAAAGCTTGCGGGCGGCACTGGTGACTGGTGGCGATCGCAAAAATTCGACACGGGCTCTTTTGCGACGGTTGATTCGCAGGCGATTCCGATGGGCGAATCCAACGTGGCCGAGGCTACAGGAACGACCGCGACGGCATCTTCTAGCAGCTTGACCGTTGATTTCCGTGGTGTCCCGCGTGGTACAAAGATTACGCCGTCCAATAATTTCGATTATAACAACATTGACTATTCTGCGGGCTATGCCTTCGGAGGGTAAAAGATGGCTGCACTTGACAAGCTTGAACGAATCGACATTACGGTTGACGGTGTGACAGTCAACGTGGTCGGCGGTTCTTTCAAGGGCGTTCCTTTTTTTGTCGAAGATTACGAGCGGCAAAACGGCGGTCGTAATGTTGTTTCAAAGCCGGTCCCGTTTTCGTCGAACTTTGTCAATCAGGATCTAGGCGGTAAGATTCCGACTTATCCGCTCAACGTTTACCTGGTAGGTGAAGAATGCAAGGAAGCCCGCGACAACCTGATTGCGGCGTGCAATGAAGAAGGCCCTGGCGAACTTTTGCATCCTTTCTTCGGGCGTTTCCAGGCTGAATGCGTCGGGCTTACCGTTTCGGGTTCGTTCGCTGGCGTGAATTATTGCTCGATGCAAGTTGAATTTAGGCCGGTAAGCGCTGCCGAAGGTAGGCCGGTCCAGACAAATCTTGCAGGCGTCACAAAACGCGCTGCAGTGGATTTTCAGAACAGTTCTGTCGACAAGTTTGCAACCGTTTTTTCGATTGTGGGCAAGGGCAAGAATATCGTCGACAACGCTGTGAAGGCGACCGAAAACGCGATGAATGCCGTCTTGGCAACGCGTGAAGTTTTGGCGACTGCAAACGACTTTGTGAGTGAAATCGGCAAGATCAAGGCGAATGCGGCTGTAATCATGATGGCACCAGCCGACTTCGGCGCACGCCTGATGAATCTTGTCGCGGCCACAAAAGAAATGTTCGGCGTCGAAAGCAGCGGGAACGATGTCGACGAATACCTTGCGATGCTGAACGCGTTGCGCGACGAACGCTCCGGTGAAAATCCGTCGGGCCGCATTTCGTCTTTGATGAAGTGCCTGGCCGCTTCGATGGTGGCGTCTTCGCTGGTGGATGCGAAGTTTGTGAGCGTTGACGAAGCTGCGGCCATGCAGGACCGCATTACAGAAACTTTTGAATGGCTCCTAGATTCCGTCGACGATGTAGATGACTACATGGCTATAAGCAATCTTCAGTCGTCTTCGCTCGGTTACTTGCGTTCGGCAATGGAAGATATCGCGATCGTGCTAGAAAAGGACGTGAACTATTCGAACAACGCCTTGCAGCTTGTATATGATGTTTACGGTTCCGTTGACCGCCTGGAAGATGTGCTTGAGCGCAATTCTTTGGTGCAGGGTCTGTTCGTGTTGCCCGGTAAGTTGAAGGTACTCAGCAAGTGATTTCTGTTGTTTGCAATGGTGCGCAGATGCGCGGGTTTTCTTCGGTCAGGGTGACGCGTGCGCTTGACCAGTTTTGCGCGACGTATGCGTTGCAGGCGATTCCGGAAAACGGCGCGTGGTTGCCGACTTTTCCGGAAGATGAAATCGTGATTACCGAAAACGACGAAATTGTCGTTAAAGGCTATAACGATTCGTGCCGGCCGTCTTTCGATTCTTCGGGCTGTTCTTTTGCGGTGAGTGGGCGAGAGATCGTGAAGGATCTTGTGGACTGTCCGCCTGAAACGGTCAATTTCGAAAACAAGAAAGTCGACGAAATCGCGAGAATTATTTGTGCAGAATTTGACACAGCCTTCGATGGTACGGGCGGTGCTGATGTGGGCGCTCCGCTTGCGAAATTTTCGGGCGATCCTGGCAAGAGCGCGTATGAAGTGATGATGGATGCGTGCAGGCTCCGCCGCTGCATTCCGATTACCGATGGCGTGGGCCACGTCAAGCTTGACGGCGGTCGTTACCAGTCGGCGAGCGTTGACTTGGTGCAGGGCGTGAACGTGCTTTCTGCATCCGGAAATTTCAGCACCAAGGATCGCTTCAAGGTTTACCGCGTTGTGGCTTCCAGCGACTATTCCGGAAAGACATTTGCCGAAGTTGTAGACGATGAGTCCGTGCGCAAGCGACGCTGGGTGATGGTTGACGAACGGTGGGCAACCAAGGAATGTTGCGAAGACCGTGCCATGTGGGAGGCCAAGCACCGTCAGGCGGTCGCAAATGCGTTGACTGTTACCGTTGCGGGGTGGCGTCAAAAAGACGGCGGTGCGCTCTGGAAACCTGGCTTGATGGTGCGCGCGGATTTGACCGCGATTATTGGCGAGCCTGGCGAATTCCTGGTGAACCGTGTCGACTTGCTGTTCGATGCGTCTTCGGGCTTGACCGCGACGCTTTCTCTTGTGGATCCAGTTTGCTATTCGCCCGCTCCTGGATTCCCGGCGGCAAAGAAAAGCGTGCGTGCAACTAAGGCCAAGCGCGATGTGTGGGCCAGCATTCGTCAGCAGACGGGGAGCAAGTTGAAATGATCCGCTTGATTAACGAATTGAAAAAAGCCGTTCGCCTGATGGTCGGCAAGTGTATCATCGAGGCCGCGTCGAAGGCGTCCGACGGCGTAAATGCGGATATTAAGCTACTTGGCAACGAACGCCATTATGGCCTGCGGCTCATGCAGCATTACGGCTTTGCAAGCGTTCCGAACGCCGATTCCGAAGGCGTGGCCCTGTTCGTAGGCGGTGCCCGTGACAACGGCATCGTCATTGCCTCGCAGGGCGACGATTCGAAGATTCCAGCTCTTGAAAAAGGCGAAGTCGCCTTGTTCAGTGAATTTGGTCAAAGCGTCGTCTTGAAAAAGGACGGTTCTGTTTCCGTTACGCCGGTATCCGGAAAAGACATCGTGTTCAATGGTCGCGTAATTTCGACTGCCGACATCGTTGCCGAGGGTGGTCTAAAGTCTGTCGGCGAGGTAGCCGCCAACGTGCAGAAGTCCGGCGGTAATTATGTGGATGTTCCGTTGGTTACGGTGCATTTGTCTCAGCACAAGCACAATATCACTTCGCCTGGTTCGCCTTCTGGGCCTCCGGTTGGGTAGCCGTTTCTTAAAATTTAGTGTCATTTTTTGACATTTTTCTAATTATTTAATTATATTTAGGATGTGAGCGACTTGGTCCTAAAGAAAGCGCCGAACGGCAAATATGACCTCGACTTCAGTCGTGGTGACTTGCTGTTGTCCGATTCCTTGCATAATGCGGTGCTTCTCTCTTTGGGCTGTTGGTCGCGTGACGAAAACATCCGCGACTTTGCGAACCTGAATCCGGAAATTGGCGGGTGGTGGGGCAATAGCCTCGACGAAGTTGAAATCGGATCGCAGATTTGGAAACTTTTTAGACAAAAGTTGAACTCGGCTACAGCCGAAAACGCTGCCGAAGCTGCCAAAAAGGCGCTCAAGTGGATGGTTGACGATGGTGTCGCCAAGGAAATCGACGCGGAAGCCGCCGTCGATGGAGTGATGCTTGACTTGCGCGTTGTCGTCGTCAAGCCTGATTCCACAAATGAAGAATTCCGCTGGCAGATTAACTGGGAGAATAGCCTGTAATGCCGTTTAAAGTCCCAACACTTACAGAAGTCAACCGTGTTGTCGAAAATGGATTTTCGCAGGCGTTCTACGGCACGTCCGGAATCTTGCGTGCAATGGTCCTGAAGGTCGTTTCCAAGGTGATCGCGGGCACGGTCTACATGATTGCGCTGCTGGCTTCTTACATTTGGAAAAACGAATTCGTTTCGACTGCCGAAGTTGACGGCCTTGTTCGCAAGGGCGAAACTTACGGAATGCCGCCGAAGCCTGCTTCCCGTGCTCGTGGAAAAATTATCGTCACCGGTACTGCGGGAACGTCTGTTCCTGCGGGAACCGTTCTTGTCGACAACGTAAACGGTTATGAATACGAACTTCTGGCGTCTTCCACGATTCCGGCTGGGTCCACAAGCGTTTCGGTGCAAGTTTATTCGCTCGGCTTTGGCTCGCAGTATAACATGAATGCTGGCGCGACGCTTTCGTTCCGCGACGCTGCAACGGGTACTTTTGCTTTTGCCGTCGACTCCGAAGGTCTTTACGGCGGATCCTGTGTCGATGTAACCGTCGATGGAGTCGTTCGACAGTGGGGTGAATCCATCGAGGATTACCGCTCCAGGTTGAAAATCCGCGCAAAGAATCAGCCGATGGGTGGCGATGTCGCCGATTATTGGCTGTGGGCGATGTCGTTTAGCGAAGTTTCGAATTGCTTTGTTGTTCCAAATTGGCCGCTCACGAATTGCGTGTCGATTTATGTTGCCGATTTTCGCACAAGCTCGATTGCGCTGAATTCCACGATCGTATCCGAAATCAGTGATTACATCACGTCTAACGACCGCCGTCCAGCAACTTCTCAGCCAGTTGTGGCGACCGTTGCGCCGAAATCTTGTCAATTCGATATTGCGATTCCTGTTGTAAATGATTTCTATAAGGAATCTGTTCTTACCGCACTGAAAAATTATTTCAAGACGCTTGGACCTGGTAATTCGTTCAGTATTGACACGATTCGCCAAGCTGTTATTGACTATGGTGGAGTTGATAATTGTCGAATTACGATGCTTTACTTTGACGAGAGATACATTCGTGACGGAATTGTGACTCTTTACAAGAGTTACGCGAAAGTCGGTACTGATATAACGATTTACGGTGAAGTGGTTGATATTTTTGCTCTTGAATCTTTGGTGACTTTTACGAATTTGGCTTAGTATGATTTTTGTCGATGGCATTTCTTCGAAAGTTCTTTGCTCCGGGCTCACGTTTACCGTGTTCGGAGGATTTTTCGATTCTGAATGCAAGGTCAAGTTCGACGAAAACATTGCTGTTGTTGAGTCTTTTTCCGAAAGCCATATTTCGGTGATTGTGCCCGATATCAGCGGCGCTTTTGATTGCAGTGTTGTAGATGGTGCGAATAATTCTGTTTCGCTTGGCCGCTTGACCGTTGGCAATACGTTAGACGTACCTGTGTATGATTACGTGCGCGACAATTCCCAGGAAGCGTTCGAAGACTATACCGAGGGGCTTTTTCCGCGTGGCCAGATTTTCAATTTTGAGAACGGCTCTAATTTCAGGAAACTTGTGTCCGGTTGTGCGTATGCGTTCAAGTACGCCTGGGGTCTGCTGCGCTCGATGATGCGTGCGCTTGATCCGTTGCATACGGACAATGAAGATGACTGGGAACGTGAACTCGGCTTGCCCGAAATCGGCATCGTGTCTTCAAACGATGACGAACGTCGCCGTGAAATTTACCGAACCGGCTTTGCTTATGGCGGATGCTCGATCAACTTTTACAAGCGCATTCTTTCTCTGATGAAAGTCGATGCGGATATTTTCGAATACGTGTATAATCCGGAAAAATTCTCGCAAGTGGATTTTGGCGATGAAGATCCGCGATTCTATATGATGATTCGTTTTCGTGTGCCGCTGCTGACTTATGACTATTTCAGGGCGGGCAACGCCGTTGCTGGCGACTTGTTGCTTGACTATTCGAACTACAGCGTTGAATCTGTGTTCGAAAAAATCAAACATGGGCATATCAAAATCATTTATTCGTATTTGACCCGCAAGAACATGGTGATTGTGACCAGTAGCGGTGCCGCAATCGTAACGTCTAACGGCGAACGCCTGATCGCGTATGCTTACCCGGAGTAATTATGTATAAGATAGATTCTGTTGGAAGCGTAAACGGTCAATTCAGCGATGGCAATTACGAGACGGGCCGGAAAGGAACGAAGGTTCCTGCTCGTTGGCTGAATTCGTTGCAGGACGAAATGTGCAATCTAGTTGAGTTTTTGGGTCAGGAACTTTCTAAAGAAGATGACGACCAGATTTTGCAGGGATTGAATTCGTTTATGAACGGTTATTTTTCGAGACTGTATATTGACCGTTTTGTCGATAACGTAGATGATTCCGGCAAAGACGTCGGTGAATCTTTTGCTGTTCCATACAAAGGAATTGTCGATATTAGCGCGACAATGAAGCTATTTGATATTGTTGGCAATGGACGCATAGAAATTGCTGTCTTTGATGAAAGTTATACGTTTATAAGTCGTTCTGTTATTCCGGTTAAGGCTGATGAAGAGTTTTCTATTTGCTTGCGCCTTATTGTCAAAAATGATGATCCGAACGGCGATTCGAGAAACTTTAAAATTAGTGTGACATGCAGTACGGGCTGCAGTACGTCTGGAAGAATTAACTTCAATGGTTCTGTAATTTCGAAGAGGGTAAATTATGCACAAGATTGATACGCCGTCGGCTGATGAAGGCCAGTTCGTAGACAAAGATTCCTCTTTGGGAATTGATGGCACTGTTGTCGATGCGTCTTGGCTGAATGCGGTTCAGAACGAAATCTGCAACATGATCGAAGGCGCGGGAATTACTTTGAACAAGCAGTCGGTTGTGCAGCTTCGCGATGCTGTTGAAAGCTTTATTCATAGCAAGTCATTGAAAACAGTTGTTCATGCGTCTAGTGTAGTCGAATCGATTTCGACAACCGTTAAACGCGTCAGCGAAAGTTTTAGAATTACCCAGGGCTGCACGCTTGACTTTACGAGCTCCTACAAGATTGTGTCTTCGGATGGCTCCGGTGCTTTGTCGTTGCAACTGGTAAACGCTACATCTGGCGTTCAGTATTACCTGCTTGGCTCTGTTCTTTGTTCGGCTGGTGCTGTCGAAAATTACCGCGTCGTTGTTAAGGTCGGCACGGGCGGCACATCGATTCCGAACGGAGACTATTACGTAACTCTGAACGCCATCAGCAACGGAACATTCCCCAGCAACTTTATGTTCCGCTGTGAAGGCGTTGTGTCTAGAGGTCAGGCTTAAAACATGCAAATGAAAATTTAATCAAGGAGGGTTTGTTATGACAACGGAAAAAGAAATCAGAGCGAAAGACGTTGTTCCGCACAAGACCAGCTTCAGCGTTGGCGACGGCTTCTATGGCGACGGCGAATCCAGCTTCTTCATGGAAGCGGTTAAGCTGCTGGAGCTGACTGCACAGAACGCACTCGCAGACAACCTAGCTCCAGCATTTGACCCTGCTAAACCGAACGATGTTGGTGGCTATGCCTATTACAAGAATGAAATAGTTGTTTACCAAGGGACTACCTACAGGTTTAAGGTGAACCATGCTAGTGGAGCTTGGAACGCTGCAGAAGTGGATCGAGTTATTGCTGGTGAGTGTTTGAAATTCTTTGTGGTGAGCCGCGACCCTGAATACCTTTATGCGGTTACGGATAAAGCTGGTGCTTTTCTTTTTGGAATAAAGAAAGATGGCAGCGTTAATTGGGCTAAAGGTTTGCCCGAATGGCTTAATTCTCGGTTGGGCGAAATTGATGGTAAGGTGGACAAGGTAGCCGGGAAAAGCCTTGTTAATGCAGTGTTCGCTGATGGCGTAAATGTAGTAACAAATGAAGAATACTTGCTTGCAATTACGGATGCAGGTGGCTCGGTTCTTTTTGGAGTGGAAAAGGACGGGACGTTTGTATGGTCAAAGGGCATGCCGGGCTATATTAAGGCACCCCTGGAAAAGTTGCTATATGAAATCACGACTAAGGTGGACAAGGTAGCCGGGAAAAGCCTTGTCAATGCAGTGTTCGCCGATGGTGTAAGTATAGTCGAAGACAAAGAGTTTGTGCTTGCGTTTACCGACAGCAACGGCAGGTTCTTGCTTGGGGTTAGAAAGGACGGGTCGGTTGATTGGGCAAAGGGCGTTCCCCAAAGTATTCAAAATGCTTTAAACGAATTGCGGCAAATGCTTGATAGCAAACAAAACGCTATTTCCGGAAAAACCGTCATCAATAGTAAATTTTCCGACCACGTAAGTTCCAACGACGAAGACCAGGAGTGGTTTAAAGTTATTTGTGACAGCGTTGGAAAAATTGTTGAGGGCATACGCATTACTGGCGAGCGTGTTTTTATGCTTCCAATCCAGTTAAATGGCGGTGTAAACTGGACGAAGGAAAACCTCAGTGAGTTGCAGCAGGCTTTGAAGGAAAACGGATTTCAGGGCGGAACTGGCGACTGGTCGGATAGCACCTCTTTGGAAATTCCCGTTCCAAAGATGGCAATTATTAACTTTACAAATATATCCCAAATGCCGCAAACAAAGGACACGAACGCCCACGCTGTTATGGAATTTTGGGATATGAACGGAAACTACTTTAAGAAAAATGTTATCGCCAACGCCCAGGGCAGTTCTTCGATGAAGTGGAGCAAGAAAAACATTGGAATCGATATCTGTAACGACGAGTGGGAGGGCGATGATACTTTTAAGATAAAGTTTGGTGAGTGGGTACCGCAGGATAGTTTTCATATCAAGGCTTATGCCACCGACTATTTCAAGTGCGTCGGATTGGCGGGCTACGATATAGTAAAAGAAATGATGGACTCCCGTCCGCTAAATACTACCTGGAAGCAGAGCCTCAATTATGGCAGCGATCTGGTTGGTGCCGAAGACGTGTCTACGAGAATTGATACTGGCGCTTTGTGTTATCCCCAGGGCTTTATCTGCAAGGTTTTTCTTAACGGGAACTTTGAAGGGTTGTTCTGCTGGCAGTTGAAGAAGCATCGCGACAACTACAATATGAAGAAGAGCAACACCAAGCACATTCACATTGAGGGAATGCTTGGGGCCTCTTATTTTTGGAATGGAACTATTGACTGGACGCAGTTTGAAGTTCGAAACCCTAAAGATTTAATATCCTACGATGGAACGAAATATGACGGGGACAACCCGACTGAACTTATAGATAGCACCAGCCCGGCGTATGATTCATCTAATTCCAAACATCGAAATACGGCGATTGTAAAACAATATATCATCGACCTTTCTCATCGTATACTTGAAATCAATGGAGCGAGCGAGTCCGCAAGAAAAACGCTGTTTGAGAAATACTTTGGGCTTGATAGTTGCATTGACTATGCGGTTTTGTCGGATGCCTTTTACAACTACGATTATATGAAGAATATCCAGTGGACTACCTGGGATGGTGAAAAATGGTTCTTGAATTTCTACGATATGGATTGCACCTTAGGGGCGAACTCCTCTGCGGACTCCATACACTACCCGACAACTACCCACACCACCACCGCAACGATGCACCCGCTCAGGTTTGTCGTTGAAAACTATACGACTGAACTGGAATCCAGGTGGGCTGAACTGCGTGACTTAAAGATAATAGACGCAAAGCATATATCGCAGAAAATAGACCACTATGTCAAGACCTGGGGTAAGGATGCCTTTGATGCCGAAAGCGAAAAGTGGCCGGACTACCCGTATGATAGGAAGATGGTTGTTGATGCTGAAAATTGGGAACTTGAAGTTGACGGCGAAGGAAACCCGGTTATTTACACTACAACTTATCACTCCTGGAACGACTCCACTAACTATGTTGCTGGTGATGTCGTGCAGTACAACCCTTCCACAAGCAGCCAGGCTTCGCAAGGCTGGTGGTATAGGTTCACGGCCTTGGCTGCAAATACAAATAAGAAGCCCGTGACCACAACGGGTTTTAAGGACAACATCTTCCGCCTATATAACTGGCTGAAGCGACAAATTGAAAATATGGATACACTTTATAACTACACACAAGGAGGCTAATGATGGCCATTATTCTAACCCTGGATGAGTCCGTTACGGATGAAACCCTGCCCAAATTGGGCGAAATGATTTTCGAGGTAAACGCCGCAAACAATTTTAGTTTTGGCTACCTCACAAACAACGACACGGAGTTCACCGCCCGAATTATCGGCGACGGAAACTTCTTTACGGATGACACCTACCAAACATCCGCCGGAACTTCGGTCACGCAAACATCTGCTTCCTTATTCCTTTCCGCAGGCCACTACAAGGTGGGAATTACGCAGAAGTACATCCTTCGGGATTTTGGGCATGATTTTCTGCTCGCTGAAAAGGGCGCGGTATCGTTTGACTGCACCAACGTGAAATATTCCGAATACACGTTTAGTTTCCATGCGTCCCACTGGAACCTTTCCAATTTCTCCGGCGAGAATATGAAGAATTGCGTGCTGATTAACGCTTCCGGCGCAACGGGCTTCAATGTGGATGTTGCCGAATTTAAGGAAATTACAAGTTCCTTGTATTCCGTGAACATTGGAACCACGGACGCCCACGGGGATGTTGTGGATGCGTTTGGCGACAAAATTAACCTTTCGCTTCTCGCTTGTGGTGATAACCAATGCACTGGCACCTACCAAGAAGTGTGTGATGCTATGGTTTCCAACGGTAGGACCAGCGGAATAATGACCATCTTTGTCAACGATGGAACTGGCGTGCACACCGTCACGTTTGACAGTTCGGGCTGGCATGCTTAATACTACCATCGGCGATGTTCTTGGAGCTCCTGCAGATTCAGCTTGTAACCATTTTGTAACCACGGTCTAGCCGACGGCCTTCGTAAGCGGACCTGCACCAGCAGCTGACTCTTAATCAGCGGGTCGCAGGTTCGACCCCTGCATCATCCACTAAGTGCCGATTTTCGCAAGAAAACGGCACTTTTTGTTTTTACGGCGACGTTCCAGGATCTACGATGTGCTGATTTTGGCTAAATTTCACGTGTTTTTAAAATTGCGGTTTTTGGCGCAATTTTACAGTTTTTTGTGTTGTGTTGCGTATGCTGTAACCATATTGTAACCACATAAAAACAAAAATAAACGCCGTGTTGGCGTTTTGTTTTTAGAATTGTTTTTAGACGATACTAAACGAGTTCGTGGTAACTTTATTTATCTTCAACAAGAATTGGATTGCCTTCTGTGTATTGTCTGAAAAATTCATACAATTCAATTTCTTCGCTGCTTGAAGGAATAGGAAGTTGTTTTCCTAGGTATCCATAAATTTCTTTTGTGTAAAAGACGTATCTTATTGTGATTTCTGCAATGCGCATTGCTAAATCGTGTTCGGCTTTGTCTTCGACCATTTGGGCTAGTTCTTTTTGAAGATCGAGTAGTGGGCCGTAAAAAGTAACATTTGCTTTGGGCGAATTGTCATCGAATAATATATCGGCGTTGAATTCGAATTGATATGATGGAATTTCATCAAGTTTTTCACTTGCTTTTGTGCAAAGTTTTATCCCAATTTTGTTTTTAAGCATCTTCTTTCACCTCATTTTGTTTCATAGAAACGTAATTAATTTTAGTTCCTACAGTCATGCCTTGAAGTTCGTATATTTTTTCGTCTGCATCGACTCTTGAAATGTCGTGAAATGTAACGTCACATTTTGTTCCGTCAAGAAGCTGTAAATGAAATGTGATGTCTAGTCCAGGTGCTTTTAATTTAATCATGTTGTATTCTCCTGTCAATAATATACTAAATATCCATTTGAAGTTGTTTTTGGGGCGGTTCTTTTATCTCATTTTGAGGGAAAACAATAGAATCAAGATGTTGAGCGGCTTTAACTATATCGTGTAAAGAAAAGCCAGGATCTTTGTTTTGCGGTTCTCCGTTTGATGGCGATAAAAGATCTGCTTTATCGAGAAAAGCGTATGCAAACGCTTTTTGTTCTCTTTTATGTGCTTCTTTTAGAAGCTTTATTTCTTGTTTTTGCTTGTTTTTTAATTCTTGAAATTCTCTTAAATATAGTTCTTTTAGGGCTTTGTAATTTTCGATTATATATTTGTGCTGTTCGTTGGTTAAATTGACGGAAAAACAGTATAAATTTTTTAATTCTTTTTTTGCCGTTAAATATTCTGTATGAATGAAAACAAAATTCATCATTTCCATCAATTCTCGCTTTTAATCTTCTGACAATAAGTTGAATCATTATGGATTTAAAATCAATGTGGTCTCTAAATTCATAATTTTGTGTATCAATTAAATCTTCATCTTTGACATTGTATTTCTTTTTTAATTTTTCAAAAAGTCGAACAGCGTTTTCGTATTCTGGATCGTCCTTAGGTGTTGCTTTTACTCTATAAGCCAATGCTTTTATGATTTTCTTTTGTTCTTCTGTCATATAGTTCCTTTATAAGTCTCAAATCGCATTCACGGCATCTGCCAAATCGTTCTGTAGAAGGTGCGAATAGGTATTCAGCGTAATGTCGATTGAATCGTGACGCATGAGCTGCTGGACCGCCTTGATGTTGATTCCTGAACGGATCAGGTTGCTTGCGAAGCTGTGGCGGAACTTGTGGTTGTTGGCTCCTTCCGGATTTAGCCCGACTTTGGCCACTGCGGCCTTCAGAGCTCGAATTGATGTGGTGTTGTTGGCGAATGTACCCGGCGCGACAATCGTGGCGTAAGCGTCGCCTGGAGCGCCTATTTCGGCCTTCAGGCGTTCGGAAACGGGAATGGTGGCGAGCTTGCCGCCTTTGCCGACCAGCGTTATTTTGCCGTCGTCGATGTCTTTCCATTTGAGGTCGCGGGCCTCGAAATAGCGGAGTCCGGCAAACGCCATCAACGCCCAGAATTTTCTGTATTCGGTGGTCGGTGCCGCCGCAAGAATCAGGTTGATTTCTTCAATGGTCCAGAATCCCTTTGCGGACTGTTTAAGCTTCGGTTTGCGAACGTATTCGAACGGGTTGCCTTCGGTCTTGTAAATCTTGTGCGAAAACGTGAACATCGCCTTCGTGAGCTTGATGATTTCGCCGGCTGTCTTCGGTGCGTACCGTGTCGCAATCAGCGTCGAGAAATCGACGGCATCCTTGTCGCTGATCTGAGAAACGAGGCTTTTTCCGTTTTCCTTTGCCCATTCCAGGAAATACGAAATTCGCAGCTGGTATGCACGCACGGTGGCGAAGCTTGCGTCGTTCGCCGTCTCGCAAGAATCGATGAACTTGCGTGAAAGCTCGACCAGGTTTGCGTCCGGCTTTTCCTTGACAAAGCCTTCTGGCAAAAACTTCTGTGCGTTCATCAGGTCAAGCCAGGCGATTGCGTCGGCCTTTTTCTTGGTGCCGAGCGAAACGACGTGGAACAGACCGTCTTCTGCGATACGGCCGTACCAGGTCATGTTTCCGCGTGCCTTGTGCTTTTGAAAAACGGAATAACGCTTCATCCGAAACTCCGGGCGTCAACCCAGTTGATGATTGCTTCTTTGTCGAAGTAATACTGTTGTCTTTTTTCGCCGCCAAATAGCGCGATGAACGGGAACGGCGGAGTCATTTTCTTTTTCTTTGTCAGCGCGATGTTCTTTGCAATCGTGGACCGCGAGAGCCCAATAAATTCGACGCATTCTTTCATCGTCATCAAGGATTTGCCTGCGATGTTTTTCATGTTGTATTCCGTTTAAAAAAGTGAAAGTTGTCCTATATCTTGTTTCTTGCCTAATACAAAATCACAAATCCAGTTTCGTGCGTAATCGGGGCTAATCATCGAGCGTTCTTCAGAACATGTTCCTGGCGTCGGGTTTTTCGGTTGCCACATGAGCCTGACTTTTTGCTTGTCGTGTTGTACCGTGCAGCCGTTTGTTGGTTGGCAATTCCAAAACCAAAAACCAGTTGGTTTTACAAAAAAGTCACCTCTTGTCATTCTGTTATTGTCTATCACGTCGGGCTTTTTCAAAAACGCTTCTTTTAAATGAGTTTGTTCTGACCAAGGGTTTTCGAAAATCATTCTTATTCCTTTGTTTAAACAAATTCCGATAAACTTTAAAAGGATTTCAAAAAATTGCGCTCTCTTTTGGTTTCTGTCGATGATGTATTTTATTATTTGATCGTTTGTTAAATTTTTGTGGTTTTTGTGTGTCATCGAAAAAAGCATTTGTGAATTGCAACAAAAATAAATGCACGGAAAAAACGCCACGATTAAATCGTCTTTCGTTATATCGTTGAATATTGTCTTGTCTTGTCTTGTCTTGTCTTGTCTTGTCTTGTCTTGTCTTGTCTTGTCATACTCTCTTTCTATATGTTTGAACAAGTCGACAACGTGGTCCGTCTCTCCAAAGTTGTTTTGGATGTCGTAATCTTCGGCGGGAATTCCGAGCTTGATAAATTCGTTCTTGAATGTTCCGCTCTGCTCGAAAAAGCAATGTACTTTGCCGTTGATCTGCATTATTCGTCAATTTCCTTTTGAACAAGTTCCATGATTCTAAAAATCACGGATCCGCATTGTGCAAATTCCTTGAGCGCATTCTGCTTGTCGCCATGCTGGTAAGCGTTGAATGCTTCGGCGATTTCTTCCATCAGCACGCTTTCTGCGGTCGGTGCGTGTTGCGCGTTGCGTGCTTTGACGTTATGTTCGCGTTCGGCCCAGAGCATTCCGGTCAAGTCATCGGTGAAGCCTTCGCAGAATTTCGGATGCTTGGCGACGGCGTGGCGGAGCTCGTCTTCGATGAACTTGAAATGTTGCTGCGTGATTAAGTAACCGTCGATGTACGCCTTGAATTCGGTTTCGTTTTCAAAAATCATGTCGCCGACGGTCGGCATGCTGGCAAGGATTCTGCCGTCTGCCAGATGGTAGAAAGTGTAATTTCTGTAGATATTCGTTTGTTTATTCATGGGTTGCTCCTCTTTTGAAATATTCCACGCCTCCAATTGTGCACTTTGCTTCGTCAAGAACGATTTCTCTTGTTGAGGCCATTTCTAAAATTCTTCTGATGTCGGCCATATCCATTTCGCAAATATCCATTTTCGTGCCGCCGATAAAATTCACGGTGTAGCCGAGTCCTTTTTTGCGTGGAGCGACGGCCGCAATGGCGTCTAGGTTTATGTACCTTTTCCCAAGTTTGATAAAGTTCATTGTTTAACCTCGTTCATTCGTTTAATAATTAGTTCTTCAGAATTCCAGACAAGCGCCTTGCACTTCTTGCACTTGGGTAGAAGATTCTCGGCATTGTCAATCAATCCGTAGCAGACGCAAAGGTCGGCTTCGGTGGTGGTGCTCGCTTTCTTGCAATCTTCGTCAAGCTTTGTTCCTCGAAGTTTCGCTCTGTTAATCATTTGTCCTCCTTTATAAGTCGGTTGAAGATCATTTGTACTCCTCCGCCTTCGCTCGGCACTTGCGTTCTACGTTGTCCCACACGTTGCGCATGAACTTACTGGGCAACAGTATGCTGTTATCACGGCCCCTATCAGCCCTCGCAAGCCACAGCGCACGTTTCAGCCTGCGGTTTTTTGCAGATTCGCAAGCAATTACTTCTTCACAATAAAAGTGCTGCTTCATCCATATTTCGCATTTTTTCAGCCTTTCGTTCTCAGCCTTGAGTTCAGCGATGGCTGCGTCCACTTCGTCGGCTTCATAAGCATATCTGTGGTCGTATCCTGCCGACAAATCGGCGTTAGATGCAGCGTCAAATTTTTCCAGTTCGTCGCACTTCATCGTTTGCCTCCCATAAGTTTTCTGATGTAGCGGTTTTGGGGTTCAAGTTCTTTAGCAGCTTCGATAAATTCACGTGCTTGAATAGGGCTTTCAGTTTTGTAAACAAGTTTCTCGCCTTGCTCCGTGATTTTGAAAATTCCGATCATTAGAATGTGCCTCGTTTGAAAAATGTGTCCAGTTGATAATGAATGCCGGCGTGTACCATGTGCGATAATGCTTCATTGAAAGCGCATCACCCAGGCGAACGACTGCGGGTGCGCCCAATAAAGAAAGCGTCAAGTAACTCATGTGAAAGCACCGTTGGTCAATGTCTCCGCAATCGATAAGCATATTGTGCGAGTAATTGATGCCGGCCGAACGCATGACATCGATTGCCGCAACCATCAGGCCACCTGCTCCGCATGCAGGCTCGTAAAATGTAATTACGTGATCCGGATTTTTGTCGATTTCATTCAGGTATTTTTCTTTCTCAAAATTTATCTCTGCCATCAATCGTGAAATATGGTATGGTGTAAAGAATTGCCCGAAGCTCTTTGAATTTGTGCCGCTCGCCATGTAGATTTCACCGGCGAAATCGCGGAACGCTGCGTTGCCGTTTACGGCTTCATGAATTTCGAAGTAGAACAGGGCCAGGCATTCAGAAAAGATATGCATTCCGTCGTTTCCGTATGCCTTCGCGATTTCGGCAAATCGCTTTTCGCTGACGTCGCGACCGTTGATGTCGAACGCATTTTTCACCGAAATTGCGGACGCTTCGAAAAAGTCGCTGAGCACGGAGTAATAGTCCCTGTCGTGTATCGACTTGAGCTTCTTTACAATCGTATCTGCGACGCTCGAACGCATTCCCAAGATTTCGCCGTTCTTTGACATTATCTGTTTCCGATTTCTTGTTTCAGTCGGTTGTTTTCCGCTTCAAGTTCCTTGATGCGGGCCTTCGCCAAATCCCATTCGACTTCGTGCAGGCGGAGTTCTTCAAGCTCGTTTGCACAAGTCTCGATGATGGAATTCTGTTCAACGCGTTCGCGTTCAAGCCGCAAGTTTTCTTTAGCAAGTTCCTTGACTTGAGCCTGGCTCGCGTCGAAAGCGTCGTGCCATTGCTTCACTTCGCCTTCGAGCTGCTTGGTGTATTCCTTGTATTCTTCGATTGTCTGCATCGGTTTTCCTTTTAGATTGATTCCAGAAGCGTTTTGACGCCTTCTGCGAAAATCTTATAGTAATGATGGTTGTCCTGTTCCTTGGCCGCTTTTTCGGCCTTCTGCAATCGGTTATCGACCGCATTTGCGAAGTTGCGCAAGATGTTGATTTCCTCGTTCATCGGCGCAAGCTGGTTAAGGATAAACTGCGATAGAATCCGCTCCCACTTCGTTTTGAATCCGTCGTTTCTGGCGATGCTCTTCACGTTGCCGAGAAACTCCTTCCGTTCGAGGCTGGAGAGGCGGTCAATTTTGGCGCGCCTGTTGTCCTCGTCTATCTGCTCCTGCGTTCGCGTTTCAGCCGGTTCCAGGGTCTCGCCGCGCTCCGCGGCTTCCACCTCCGCGAAGATGCGGTCAAGCCTTTCGCGTTCCTCAGCCGTCTTTATTTTCGCTGGTGCCATTGTTTATAAAATCCTTTAGTTCGTTGTCGAGTTTTACAGCCTGCGCAAAATGCGCCTTACTGTTGCCTGCCAAGACGGCGGCGTGCTTGTACATCAGGTCAGCGGCAAATTCGGTGCTGTGGATTGCGTTATAGACCTTGTAGAGGTTGTCGAACATCTTTGCCTTTTCGCTTGCAAGCCTGCCGATCGTCTGTCGGTATTTTACCACCATCTTTGCGAGTTCAATTTCCAGGGGTGTGTAATTGCTCCCCCCCCCCCCCCTTTTTTCTTGTTTTTACTA